AGGCCACCGAAACCAACCCCCCGCAGGCCGGGGAAACCGACTCTGAGGAGTGATCCACATGCCCAAGATGCTCGCGGACGAGGACGACAAGCTCGTTTCCCTCGCCACCGCCCCAGCCGACAAGAACGCAGTGACCGCCACCGAAGCAAACGCAGGTGTGGACTGGTCGACCCAGATCCTCGCCGATCCGCAGCTTGGCCCGACGGGCTCGAGCAAGGTCAACATGCCCGCCATGGGCGAGCCTCGCAGTTCGGAGACGTTCGGCAAGTCCGGCGCGTCCGGCGAGATCGTCGCGTTCCGCTACTTCACCGTGGGCGGTCAGCCCGATGTGGCCGCGGAGACCGCGTTCCAGGCGTCCTACGTGAAGGGCACCGAACTTCACTTGGTGCGCCGCACGGGTGGGAAGCTCGCGTCCGAGGACTTTGCCGCGGATGACGAGTACTCGTACTTCAAGTGCATCACCGACGACCCGATCCTTGAGACCGGCGAGGGATGGCGTCGCTACCGCATCCCGCTCGCGATCTCCGACATGGCGCTCAACAAGCTCATCGTCGCGGGCGTGTAACGACCACTCCCGCGTCGCTGGTCTCCACAGCGGCGGCGCGGGGGTGCCCCACGGGGCACACCAAATCTGTGGAGTTTTCCCCCGGTGTTGGCCTCAGGCCTGTAGCCGGGATCAACGCACAACGATTCTGTGGAGGATCACATGTCTGACTCGATTCTTGACCAGTGGCTTGAGAGCGGCACTGTCCGCACCGAGCAAGTCAACCTGTTTGCCGACCAGGCGATCATGGACGAAATGCAGCAACTCATTGAGCGCAGAGAAGAGCTGCAGGGCACGCCCCGCAGTCAACGCGCGATGGGCGAAGCAGACCCTTTCAAAGCGCTCGAGCGCGAAGAAGCGGCCCTGTGGGCACGGTACGAGGCCTCGAAGTCCGTGTGGACTGTCCGGGCGCTCCTCCCGGAGGAGACCGACGCAATCAGCCAGGAGTTCCCCGAGCCGATGGCCCCACAGATGTTGCCGAAGGTGGCGCCTGCAAAAGCCAAAGAGGCGTGGGCTGTCGAACGCGACGCGTTCATCAAGGAGTCTCAGCGTCAAGCGATCGAACGTGACTTGCGGCACGTCGCTAAGGCGACCATCAAGGTAGTCACCGCGAAAGGTGAAGCCGACTCTGTGACGGTGGACCAGGTGCGCGCCATGCGCGCGAAGGAATACGGGCCCGACCGGATCAACATGCTGACCGACGCGATCAAGCTCGCAACTCGTGGCGAGGTGGAGATGCCCCGCCCAAAATCGTCAACTGGCTCCGAGAGCACCCAGGAGCAGTAACCACCCTCGAAGCGGCCGCACTGTGGGGCGTCAAGCCCTCCGACTACGAGAAGTGGTCACCCAAGGATCAGGGTCTCGCTGAGTCCCTGATCCTGTACCGGCGCTCACACAACCAATACGGGGTGCCCCTCGAGCAAGCCACCGACCCAGACACCGAAGGCTGGTGGGACGTCGACTTCAAAGACGACTACGCCGCGCTCGCGGTCGACACGCAACGCGACAAGAAGAAGCCAAAGGCTGGGGCGACCCCGGTGGTGAAACTCAATCCGAAGTATGAGCGCCGCGGACCAGGCAAGATCTCCCGAGCCGACGAATAGCCAACCTAACTGGTGGCTGACTCCTGGCGGCTGAAAACGAGATCGCGCCCTTCAATGAGGTCGCCATAGGGCATTTCCGTATTGCTCAGGAGGACATAGCCTCGCGCGCCCGCACCCTCAACAACCACCCCGAGGGGAAGCGTTCGGGTCGTTGACTGGTACGTCACCATCGGCCGCCCATCAAACACGCCATCGAGGACGTCATCCGTGCGGCCCAACAGGTCGTCACGTGTGCGCGCATTGGCCTTGCTCGAGCGGCTCAACGCTACAAGCAGCCAGATTCCGCCCACCCCAAAGGCCATCAGGCCAAGCACAAAGAAGATCACCAACTCCATAGCGCTTGACATTACCCCTGACCGGAGGTGACCGCATGTCTGATCGGACGATCGCCGTCAAGATTCGTGCGGAGTATCAGGGTTTCAAGTCGGCGATGGCGGACATTCGGACCGAGTCCCGGAAGACGGCCGCGTCGCTTGATGCTGATGGCAACAAGATCACGACGACCTCGGGCCGGATGGCCCGCTCGGCAGAGGTCAACCGTGACGCGTGGGAGAAGTCGGGCCGCGCGCTGACGCTCTTTGGTGCCGCAGGAGCCGCAGCATTCGTGTTCTCGGCCCGTGCGGCGATCGATTGGGAGTCGGCGTGGGCTGGGGTCCTCAAGACCGTTGATGGCTCACACGATCAGCTGGCGCAGCTTGAGGACGACATACGCGGCATGGCGCTCAGGCTTCCCGCGTCTGCCACGGCGATCGCCGAAGTCGCGTCGGCCGCCGGTCAACTTGGCGTCAAGGTCGACGACGTCGCCCAGTTCACCGAAGTCATGGTCAACCTCGGCGAGACGACCAACCTGTCGGCCACCGAGGCGGCCACCGCACTGGCTCGAATGGCGAACATCATGGGCACCACCGTGTCCGAGGTCGCGCGCATGGGTGCCACGATTGTGGACCTCGGCAACAACTCCGCCACCACCGAGGCTGAAATCGTAGACCTCGGGCTCCGTCTCGCAGCAGCTGGCAAACAGGCCGGACTTTCGGAGGCCGAAGTCCTCGCTTTCTCGTCCGCCCTCACGTCCGTCGGTGTTCCCTCTGAGGCCGCGGGCACCGCGATCTCCAAGGTCATGACCGCGATCTCCGACGCCGTCAAGGACGGCGGTGCCGACCTCGAGACGTTCGCCAAGGTCGCAGGCGTCTCCACCGAAGAGTTCCAGCGAGCATTCGAAGAAGACGCAGCAGGCGCGATCGGGTCCTTCATCGAAGGTATGGGCAACATGTCCGCCGCAGGCGAGTCAACCACCGCAATCTTCGACGACTTGGGCCTGGCAGACGAACGCCTCAAGCGCTCCGTTCTCTCACTCGGCTCCGCGCACGGACTACTTACCGACCAACTCGCGCTCGCGAACACCGCCTGGGATGACAACACCGCCCTCGTGGAAGAGGCAAATAAGCGGTACGACACCACCGCGGCCAAGACTCAGATCGCTCGCAACGCCCTCAACGAAGCCGCCATCACAGTCGGTGAGGACCTGCTGCCGGCGCTCGCATCCTTGGCGGAGAGCCTCGCCAACGTCACCACATGGTTGGGGAACCTGCCAGACCCCATCCGCGTCGCGCTAACTGGCCTCGGAGGGGTCGCTTCTGTGACCGCTCTTGCCGCCGGTGGGTTCCTGTTGATCTTCCCGCGCATCATCGAGACGGCCAAGGCATTCAAGACGCTGAAGGTCGCCATGCCTGGAGCGGCAAACGGACTCAAGGCATTTGCCAAGGGTGGCGGTGTCCTCGCCGCCGCCGTGATCGGACTCACCGCACTCACCGCCGCGATGGAGGCGCTGCCAAGTTCGGGTCGCAAGGCGACGCTTTCTGTCGCAGAGACCACACAGGCGCTGCTCGATATGCAGGCGGCTGGCACCGACCTCTCCGGAGTTTTCGACTTCTCCGAGAGCAGGGGCGACCTCGGGGAGCTCTCTGGAGACGTTGACTCTCTTGCCGACGCAGCGAGACGAATCAGCGATCCGTCTCTTCTGAATCGTGTGAGCGATGTGGGCGGCACGATCCGCAGCATCTTTGGCAGCGGCGACACGGCGCGCACTAAGTCGATCGAGCAAATCAACACCATTGGCGAGGCGCTTGCCTCGCTCGTCCAATCGGGCGAGGCAGAACGCGCAGCCGAGCAGTTCGATGCCCTCGCAGCAGAGTGGGAGGCGGGCGGTGGATCTCTCGAAGAGTTCAAAGCACTCATGCCGGCCTACACCGACGCGTTGGCATCGGCGAAGAACGAGCAACGACTCGTCACGACAGCGACTGACGACTCCACCACCGCCACACAGGGCTACATCGACGCCCTCACCGAGCAGATCGACGCTCAGCGCGAGGCGGCAGGTGTGGCGCTCGACGAACGCGCAGCACTGCGCAACCTCGAGCAGGCCGTCGACGACGCCGCTGCCGCTGTCAAAGAAAACGGCAAGACCCTCGACGTCCACACCCAAAAAGGCCGCGACAACCAAGCCGCCCTCGACGACCTCGTCACATCGACCTTCGACTGGGTGGAAGCCGGGCAGGTCGCAGGCGTCACCTCCGGCGAACTGTACGACCGCATGGAGACCGGCCGTCAAGCCTTCATCGACACCGCCATCGCAATGGGCATCGAAGAAACTCAGGCGATTGCGCTCGCGGACGAGATGAACCTGATTCCTGCGTTTGTGTTCACGAAGTTCAAGACGCCGGGTTTGGAGACGGCGCTCGCTCAGGTGAACTCGCTCAACGATGCGTTGCGCAAGATTCCGGGCACCACGCGCTATGCGGTGGAGGGGTATTCCACGCATGGCGGGTCCACGTTCGCGGATGGTGGTCCGATTCGCGGACAGGGTTCGTCGACGTCGGATGACATTCCGATTTGGGCTTCGGATGGCGAGTACATGGTCAAGGCCCGCGCCCACTCGTTCTGGGGCACGCGTGGCATGGATGCGATCAACAATGCGGATCCGTCGGGCCTGATGCAGATTCTCGCGGCGCGTGGCTTCAAGGATGGCGGGTCGATTTCGAACGTCACCTATGAGGGTTCGACGGCTGTCAGTGGTGACCAGTTCTCGGGTGACGTGGTGTTGCGTGTTGACGCGGACAGCATCGGTGAGGTTCAGCAGTTGATTCAGCGGGCGAAGACCGCGCGTATCCGGGCACGTCAGGGAGGGACTCGTTCATGACCACGGTCAAGGGCAACAACGTCTCCTACGGCTCGGGTGGGCTCTATCGCGCGGAGTTCGTGTACACGCTGACGTATCCGACGGCCGCGATCGCTCGCTTTGCGTGGGAGTGCCGCGGCTACCACAACGTTTCCCTGTATGACTCGTCCAACTCCAGTGACTCCAGTGGCGACCTCACGTCAGCCGTCGACGGTGCGCACACCTACTCTTCGTCGTCTGGTGGGTACGGCTCTTACGGCTCTGGCACCACCGACATCGCACGCGCCTATGGTGCTACCACTGATGTCGATCAAGAGTTTTGGATTGAGGGTCTGGCTGACGGATCCGGTGGTGGTGCTCGATCGACGGCGACGCTGCACACGTCGGTCGCCGCTCGCCCGTATGTTGCGCCGACCGCTCCGTCTGGTGTCTCCGCGTCGCGAACCTCGGACACGTCGCATGAGGTGACGTGGACGGTCAACGACTCGACGGCCGGCAAGTACTTGTCGCAGAAACTGCAGCGTTGGGACAACGTCTCGAACCTGTGGTCGACGATCGCGTCCGCGTTGCCCGCGTTGTCGCAGTCGTTCACGGACAACACGACGATCGCGAACCGCCAGTACAAGTACCGTGTGGTGGCCGTCAACACGACGGCTGAGACGCCGTCGACGGCGTCGGCGGCCACGCAGACCACGCCGGCGGCGCCCACGGGTGGCGACGCCACCAAGGCAGGTTCCTCCATCGTCTTCGACTTCACCGAGGCGCAATCGGCTGGGATGTCGGTCACCTTCGACATCGAGCACTCGGAGGACGGCGGTGCGTTCGTCTTCGTGACGAACATTGCGTCTGGTGTGGGGACGCACACGGACTCGTCGCCGGATCCGTCGAAGACGCACAGGTATCGGGCTCGAGCGAAGTCCACGACGGGCCCCACCCTTTACTCCACGTACACGACGTCGGAAACGGTCCAGCTCGCGACTCCCCCGAACGCTCCGGGGTCTTTGTCGCCCAATGGTGTTGCGATCGACGCGACGGAGGCGAAGGTCTTTTCGTGGTTGCACTCGTCGGCGGACTCGTCGGCGCAGTCGAAGTTCCAGATTCGTCACAGGTTGGTGGGTGCGGGCGCGTGGACTGAGGAGACCGCGGTTACGTCACCGGTGTCCGAGTGGGAGATGCCTGCGGACACGTATGCCAACGGCACCCAGTTTGAGTGGGGCGTGCGCACGTGGGGTGTCCACGTCGACCCGTCGGAGTACTCGGCGACGGCGACGGTCACCACGTCGGCTCGCCCGACGGCGACGATCAACACGCCGACGGCTTCGGTGACGACGTCGACGCTGACGTTGGTGTGGGCGTACTACGACGCCGAGGGGACGGCGCAGTCAGAGTGGCAGGCCGAGCTCCTTGACGTGGACGGTGCGGTCTTGGAGGCCCGTTCGGACGCGGGAGCAGGCACCACGACGACGTTTGACACGCCTGTCGCTGACGCATCGGACTACACGGTGCGGGTGCGGGTGCGGGACACGTCGGGCGTGTGGTCGTTGTGGGATGAGTTGGCGTTTTCTGTGGCCTACTTGCCGTCCGCGATTGTCAACCCGTCGGCCGTGTATGAACCGGTGTCGGCGGCGATGGTCATCACGCTCACTGCGGAGGAAACCGAAGCGGGTGTGACGGTGGATCCGGTGTCGGTGGACCTGCAACGCCGCATCAATGGTGGCGACTGGGTCACGTTTGCTTGGGGCCTTGAGATCGACACTGTTGCGATCGACCCGATCCCCACGATCAATGGGCTAAACGAGTACCGGGCGATCGCGTACTCCGCGTTGCCGTCGTCATCCACCTCACCGTCGGTGTCGGTGGTCACGAACGAGACCCGGTGGGTGTACGTCAACGGTGGGCCCGGATTCTCGCAGGTGTGCCGTGTGCGTGCCGATGTTGATCCGGTGACGGACAGGGGTGCAGCGTTCTACAAGTTCGCGGGTCGCAAGACGAACACGATGTTTGAGGACACCATCACGGACAGGGAGTTCGCGGCCGACGGGATCATCGACTCTGAGGCGTCTCCGTGGGAGGACTGGGATGCGCTGCGTGCAGCCCTGGGCACGAAGGTGTTGCGCGACCCGACCGGCCGTCGCATGTTTGGTGGGCTCGGGCGCATCAGCGCGAAGCAGGGCGACATGCTGTTGCAGCCGTTGAGTTTCGCGTTCACACAGGCTGGCGACGATGCCTAGCATCACGATGCCCGCGGGCGTCATCCCCATCAAGGTCCTCACCCTCGAGGAAGAGCTCACGGGCAATCGGGCCGCTGAGTACCGCATCGACATCATGGACCGTGACGGGAAGCGCACAGGCAAAACCCTCGACGGCGTGTTCGACGGAGAGTTGACGTGGACGGCAAACGCCCAGGTCAAGGGTGGCGGCTACCTCGAGGTGCGTGACGTCGCCCAGGACGTCGACTGGCTCAACGTGCGCCTACAACCCGTGTACGTCCTCGGTGGAACGATCCTGCCTGAGTGGCCACTGTCCACGTGGCTCGTCACCGCAGCACCGGCGAAGGCCGACGAGAAGGGCCGCATTTGGCGGATCGAAATCCACGACCTGTTGACGGTCTTGCAGCAGACCGCGTTCGACGAGTCCTACTCTCTTGACGCCGGCGTCAACGCGATCGACACGGTACGCACCCTCATCGAGTCCACAGGCGAGTCGGCCGGATCCATCACCGACTCCACCGAAACCCTCAGGGTGCCCCGCATCTGGCCAGCAGACACCCCCCTGCTGACCATCATCAACGACATCCTCGACGCCGCCGGATACTTCGCCCTGCAGTGCGACATGACCGGCACCTTCCGCGTCGAGAAAAAGAACCGCCCCGCCGAACGGCCAAGCAACTACCACTTCATCGACAACACCAAATCGAGCTACCTGCCCGACATCGACGAAGACAACGACATCTACGGCATCCCCAACAAAGTCACCCTCTTCTCACGATCCACAGCAGACACCCCGGCACTCACCGCGACAGCCACCAACACAGACCCGAACTCGAAGTACTCGTACCAAGCCCGCGGCAACCGATGGATCACACCCCCCGGATCCACCAAAGTCGTGGACGCCACCAGCCAAGAAGTACTCGACGCCATGGCCCGCCAAGAACTCATCAACCTCTCCTCACCCACCGCACAACGCACCATCCAACACGCACCCCTCAACAACCTCACCTTCAACGACGCCACAAAACTCACCAACACTGCCCTCGACATCCACGACCGCCGCCACGTCGTCTCCCAAACCACCCTCCGCATCAACGGCCGCGCGCTCGCGACCACGAAGCTCCGAGAGGTGGTGGATCTGTGATGGGCTCCGACTACCGCCGCACATGGGCTCAGGTGACGCAGGTCGATCCGCTGCGTATCCAGCTCGAGCACGACTCGGCGCCGATGGAGGGAACACCGGACACGCTTGTGGCGGGCCTCGAGGTGGGCGACCAGGTACGTGTTGTGATCTTGGACGGTCAGGCCGAGGTCGTGGGCAAACCACGCGCCGCGCTCGCATCGAACCCGAACCTGATCATTAACGGAGACTTGCGCATCAACCAGCGTGGCGCGGTGTCGGGCGCGAGCGTGACGGCGGGCAACTACTTCGTTGACAGGTTCCGCGCGGGTTCTGCGGGTGCGTTTACGTGGTCGGACTCGGGCGGTGTGCGAACTGTCACGATCCCGTCCGGTGCGACGATGGAGACTGAACTTGAGGCGACAAACCTCCCGGCTGGCGAGTACACGCTGTCATGGCCGGGAACGTCTCAGGCCGCGCTCTACAACTCCAACGACACCGAGCCATCCCTGGCCGATTCCCCCGTCACCGTCACGCTCGACGGCACCAACGACGTGACCGCAGTGTTTGGTCCAGGCACGGTCGAGCAGGTCAAACTTGAGCGCGGCACCGTTGCGACCCCGTTCCAGACGACCGACCACGGCGAGGAACTCGCCAAATGTCAGCGGTACTACTTCCGCGCCTCCGGTACGGGGGCGTCGCAACTCGCATCAGGCACAGCCGACGGCACAACAAGCGCACGTGTCGCGACGTCGTTGCCTGTAACAATGCGAGCAGCGCCAACGGTTTCCTCCGGTGGATCACTGAGGCTATATGAAGGCACCGGCGGGGTCATATCGGTCACGTCATTGTCGTCAACCGGGCTAAACGGACCCTCTACGGGGGCGTTTGTGGCCTCCGTTGCCAGTGGGTTGACGCAATATCGCTTTTACATGCTCATCCAGAACTCGGACGCGGATGCCTATATCGCATTCGACGCGGAGATGTGACCATGACCGAGACCTACACCCTCGCCGAGTTCGGCGTCACACGCGACAGCGACGGGGCAAGCATCCCCGAGGACGACCGCAACCGTGACTGGCAGGCGTATCAGGGATGGCTCGCGGCAGGCAACACCCCGGACCCGATGCCAATCGTTCCCGTGGACGAGTCGGCTGAGGTGCTCCGACAGATTCTCGACAAGGTGGAGGCGTCGCAGATCCTTACCGAAGACGAAATGAACACGCTTGGTGGGACACCGTGAGTGCTGACGAGTGGGCGGTCGACGAGATCAAAGCGTTTCGCCTCACTCATGGTTGCAACCAGTCCGGATGTCCCAACACCCTGGCGATCACGATGACCGGTTCTCAGCAGGCAGCGAACGCCGCGAAGAAGAACCCGCCACCGAACGTCAAGGGGTGGGTCGACGGGTTCTGCCCGGACCACACGCCTAGCAGCTGACACGACCTGTAGCGCCTCACACCGTGGGGTGCTCTTCGTCATGCCTGAATCCTCACTCAAAGGAGACCCCCATGGACGCGCTCGTTGCACTAGTCGCTCTCGCTTTGGCGGGCATTGTTGGGCTGTTTGCTCGCAGTCGCCAGCAGGCTTCGAAGCCGACGGATCAGTACTCCCCGAAGCCGGACACGGGTGCACCTGAGCCGAAGCCGGACGAGGATCACCCCGAGCCCGAGCCCGCTCCGGACCCGGACCCTCTGCCTGAACCGGAGCCTGAACCGACCCCCGATCCTGAGCCCACCCCGGAACCTGAGCCTGAGCCCACGCCTGAGCCGACC